CACAAGCGCATGACACAGTTATTAAGACTCAGACTCAATTAGAAGTAGAGCAGTTAAAAGCGCAAGTAGCTATCTTGCTTGCAAATATGGATCATAAACAAGCTGAATTAGCTAACGCAGAAACTACCGAAAGAGCAATATGAAAAAAGAAGATCACGCAGCTTATATATCTAAAGAATTAGCAAAAAAATATAACAAAGAATTGCATGAAAAAGCCAAAACTCATCCAAAATATGAGAGTTTGCGTAAAGAAGTAGGTAAAAAACAAGCTATGGATGTAGTGCTTAACGATATTAATATAGGCAATTCTGAAAGAAGCGTACCAAAATAATGTTGTAAATACGCAACACTTATGATATAAATGAATTTGTAGCACCTACCTGTGGGATCACAGGGTTAATTCTTGGAGTTATCCATGTCAGAAGCAAATGTAAGAACGGCAGATAATGTCGTAACAAGCGATAATTTAGCGGAATGGACTGCTAATAAACTTGGTTTAGCTAGTGAAGAAGCCCCTGTTGCGGCTGAAGCAGTCGAGGAAACTCCTGATTCAGAGCCAACAATCAAGGCTGAAGCTGAGAGTGAACCAGAGGCAGAAGATGAAGCGCAAGTAACAGACAAGCCTAAACAAAATCCCAAACTTGAAAAACGATTTTCTGAGCTTACAAAACGAGCCAAGCAAGCCGAAGCCGACAAAGCAAACTTAGAAGCACGTTTACAAGAACTTGAGAGCAGACAAACCCCTGCAACCCAACAAGTTGATCCTGTCATCGAAAAACCACAAGCATCGCAGTTTAATGATGCTTTTGAATACGCTGAAGCATTAGCCGAATGGAGCGCAGAAAAGGCATTAGAACAGCGTGATATACAAGAACAGCAACGCAAAGTAGATGAGCAGAGAAACGAAGTAATCAAGTCGTGGTCTGCAAAACTCGAAGCTGCTAAAGCTGATCTTCCTGACTTTGACGATATGGTAGCTTCTAGCAATGTACAAGTACGAGATGAAGTACGAGATGCAATCCTAGAATCAGATGTAGGCCCACAAATCCTATATCACCTAGCATCAGATGACGATTACGCTAATAAATTGGCAGCAATGCCGACTAATAAAGCACTCAAGGAATTAGGGAAATTGGAAGTTCAATTCGAGCGTAAAGAAGCTCCTATTGAGAAAAGCGAACCTGTTGCTAGAAGTAAAGCACCAGCACCGATTAAGCCAATCACAGCAGGAAAAGGAACGTCTGACGTTCTCATTGACGGAAATGGCGCATTTCATGGCACATACGCTCAATGGAAAGCTGCAAGACAGGCTAAACGGATACGCTGATAAACCCAATATTTAATAAAGGAAATAAATCATGGCAAATAATTTGCTAACCATTTCCAAGATCACTAACGAAGCATTGATGGTCTTGGAAAACGAATTAACATTTACATCAGAAGTAGATCGTAACTATGATGATCAATTCGCTGTAGTTGGCGGTAAAATTGGTAACACAGTTAACGTTCGTAAACCAGGTCGCTTCATTGGTACAACAGGCCCAGCTCTGAACGTAGAAGATTTCAATGAAACTTCTGTACCTGTAACATTGTCAACACAGTTCCACGTTGACACACAGTTCACAACACAAGATTTGGCATTGTCTTTAGATATGTTCTCTGATCGTGTATTGAAGCCTGCTGTAGCTGCTATCGCCAACAAGATTGACCGTGATGGTACTTTGCAAGCTGCTAACAACACAGCTAACATCGTTGGTACTGCTGGTACGCCCCCAACAGGTTTAATTACCTATTTGACGGCTGCTGCTTACCTTGATTCTGAAGGCGCACCTCGTGATGGTCGTAGATCATGTATCGTTGAGCCGTTCACTTCCGCTACTATCGTTGACAGCTTGAAAGGCTTATTTGTGCCACAAGAAGCTATTGGCGAACAGTATCGTAAGGGTTTGATGGGTCGTGACTCTGCTGGTATGAATTGGAAAATGGATCAGAACGTAGTAGCTCACCAATTTGGTAGCTTTGCTGGTTCTGCAACTATTACTGGTTCAAGCGGTTTCTTGACAAGTGGTTGGGCTTCTAGCTCTAACATCACTTTGACATTAACTTCTGGCGTTAGCTTAAATCAAGGCGATACATTTACAATCGCTGGCGTTTATGCAGTTAACCCACAAAACCGTCAAGCCTATGGTTCAAACAAGTTGCGTAACTTTGTAGTTAATACAGCAGTTAGCGGTTCAGGTGGTACTATTTCTGTAAACGTAAGCCCTGCGGTTATTACTGCTGGTCAGTTCCAGAACGTATCTATTCCTACTGCTCTGTCAACAGCTACAGTTAACTTCTTTAACCAATCTGGTACTGTTTCCCCACAAAACATCATCATGCACCGCAATGCGTTTACTCTAGCAGTAGCCGATCTTGAGTTGCCAGAGGGTGTTCACTTTGCAGGTCGTGCAAGCGACAAGGAAATTGGTTTGTCAATGCGTGTAGTTCGTCAATACACTATTAACAATGACTCTATTCCTACTCGTTTAGACGTTCTGTATGGTTGGGCTAATTTGTATCCTGAACTCGCTTGCCGTGTTGCAGCTTAATTCACGAATAACGAAAGGAAACTATAATGTCTAATCCAGGCCCAGCAGTAACCACTTCGATTCACCCACAAGTTTTAGGCTCTAACCAAGCATTGCGTTTGATCGCAACTGCTCAAGGTGTTAGCCTCGCAACTTTAGGTGATACCGCAGTTAACGTAATTGATGTAACTAGCTATGTACCAGTATCCGTTATTACGGCTAACTGTAACAATGCTGGTGCAGCAGTATCCACAGCAAGCACCTATTTAGGTGTTTACACAGGCTTAGCAGGTACAGGTACAGCCGTATATACCAAAGCTGCTTTAGCAACTAACACAACTACTGCTAACGCATCGGTTGTAGCTGCAACTTTAGTAGCAAGTGCAACATCTGCTCAAACTTTGTATGTAAACGTATCTTCTGCTGCTGTAACAGGCACAATTGACGTATATGTATATGGTTACGACTTGTCAGCACAGTAATTTGTTGTAAAATAGAAGCCCAACCCCTAAAAAGGTTGGGTTTTTAACATTCTGAGGGGGCTTATGAAAAATGTAATGATTGCCATGCCTTGCTATTCAGCAAAGGTACACTTTCCTACTATGCGGTCTATTTTGCTTGATGCTATCAATATTATTGGTCGTGGCGATAAATTCTGCATTGCAGAAGATATTGGAAATAGCGATATAGCAGGATCAAGAGGAGCATTATTTGGTGCTTTTGTACGTTCTAATTGCGATACGCTAGTTTTTGTTGATGATGACGTATTTTGGGAGCCAGGAGCATTAATTAAGTTAATTGATTACCCTGTAGATGTAGTAGGTGGTATTTACCCTAAGAAGCAAGAGCCTATGGAATGGCCTTTTAAAATTGCCGAAAAAGAAGAATATCGTAATGATCCTGACACAGGATTAATGGAAGTTTTAGGGCTTCCTGGTGGTTTTTTAAAGATTAGTAAAGATTGTGCTTTAAAGATGATTGAGGCATATCCTAGACAAACATTGCGTAGCGTAAGTGAAAACAGTCAATTTTGGCCTGTATTTGACCCTTATGAAACTCCTGACGGCAATCGTTTAAGTGAAGATTTCAGCTTTTGCCAAAGATGGATAGATATAGGTGGCAAAGTATGGGCAAATCTTGAATTTGAATTAGGTCATATCGGTTACAAAACTTTTAAAGGAAGTTGTGGAAAACACTTGAGGGAAGCACAAAACAATGTAAAATAGTTGCAGTATTACAACACTCACCTTTGCAAAGGGACAAATTATGTCAAGCACTACCGTTACACGTGGTAATTCCCACGAAACTTTCTATATTACACCATCCATTACTCCTGCTGCTGTAGCCGCAAATACTTCTGCTGCTCAGACTTTTAGCGTTGGTGGCTTACAAACTACCGATTTTGTGTTGGTTCAAGGCTATCAAGGCACACAAACTACAGGTATTGTTATTGCTGAATCTGATTGCTTAACTGCTGGCGTACTATCAATACAGTTCGCAAACGTAACAACTGGTAGCGCAACACCTTCTTCTGGCTTGTATGCGGTTCAAATTACTCGTTTAGAAGGCCCAGCACCCTCTACTGCTGTTTAAGGATAAATCATGGCAAACGTATCAGCTTATAGATTTGTTGGCCCTACAACGGCTATTGCAGTAACTACAGCTAGTTCGACTTCTGTAACAATTACCCCTTTAGGTAATGATCAAGCGAACTTTTGTGGCTTTTTAAACGTAGGTACAACACCTATTGCTATTACTATTGCTCCAGCCGTTGCAGGAACTACGACAACTGCTGCGGCAGCCGTTCTTCCTACAGGTGGAAATAGCTCTAACAGTTTTGTTCTAGGTATCTCAATGTCACAACCTACCGTGATTGCAGTACCGCCTAGCTTTGCTATTACTGCTATTGGCGCAGCTAATACGCTGTATGTATTGCCTATGGTTGATCAAAACTAAGGATAATTATGTCAAATTTTAACGGTGTAGCATCAGTTTCAACGACTAATATTGTCCCAGTTCAAGCGCAATTTGATTCTTCTGGTAATTGTTTAGGTCTTATTGGGCCAGGTGGAGTATTTTTTTCACCGCCATTAACTTCAGATACTATTACTGGTGCAACGATTGATAACAGTACAATTGGAGCAACTACACCTTCTACTGTAAATGCAACCAATGTATCAATAAACGGCAAATTGCACGTTTCTGCTACTGCACCTACGATTGCATCAGGTTTTGGTACAAGCTCTACGATTACAGCATTTAATTCATCAGCATTTAAAATTGTAGTTGGTACAGGTGGCGCAGCAAATGGTGTTATCACATTTCCTGCCGCACCTAATGGTTGGGTAGTATATGCACAAGACGTTACTAGCGGAACATCATTATTTTTACAGCAAACTGCAAGCACTACAACTTCTGCTACTTTAACAAGTTTTAGCATTACTTTAGGTACTGCTGCAAACATGACTGCTGGCGATACGATTATAGTAATGGCATTTCCTTATTAAGGATTAATATGGCTACTGGCCCAGCGTTAACGCAAGATCAAAATATCCTGCCTGTACAGGCTTATTTTAATTTAGACGGTACATTTAATACATTTATTGGTCAGGGCGTACCATTTACTGTCCCTGTAAGCGGTGCAGTAACTAATGCAACCATTACAAATAGTACGATTAATAGTACAACTATTGGTGCTACAACCCCTAGTACAGGGGTTTTTACTAATATAGCTACAACTACAGGCACGATTTCTACTACCCCAGTAGGATCAACCGATATTGCCAATAAACTGTATGTTGATACAGTAGCATTGGGCGTTAGCTGGAAAGAGCCTGCACAAGCAGCAACAACTGCCAATATTACGCTTTCAGGGCTTCAAACGATTGATGGCGTAACTTTAGTAGCTGGCAACATCGTCTTAGTTAAAAATCAGACAAACGCTGCTCAAAACGGCATTTACGTGGCTTCTAGCGGTGCTTGGTCTTATGCCCCTGGTTCTACTACTTGGGCGCAATATGTTGGCGCAATCATTTTCGTAGATGGTGGTGCTCAAGCAGGAAGCCTTTGGTATAACTTAGCTCAACCTGGTGGTACTTTAGGCACTACTGCAATGACATGGAGCAATTTCTCTTTGTCAGGTGTATATACAGCAGGTACAGGGTTAACCTTATCTGGCTCAACATTTAGCATTACCAATACTGCAGTAACCGCAGGTTCTTATGGCTCTGCTTCAAGCGTTCCTACTTATACAGTTAACTCTCAAGGTCAATTAACTGCTGCAAGTAATACAGCAATCGCTATCAATGGCAATCAAATCACTAGCGGTACAGTAGGCTCTAGCTATATTAGCGGTTCATATACAGGTATCACAGGCGTTGGTACGCTAACTGCTGGTACATGGAATGGCTCTACTATTACTGTTCCGTATGGCGGAACTGGCGTTACTAGCTTAAGTGGTATTGCTTACGGAAATGGTACTTCAGCATTTACAGCAGCGACAGGCTCACAAATTGCTTCAGCAATCGGCACAACAGCCGTAACTAATGCTACCAACGCTACAAATATAGCTGGTGGAGCAGCAGGACAAGTACCTTATCAAACTGGCGCAAGCACTACAGCATTTACTGCCACAGGTACATCAGGTCAAGTATTGACTAGCGCAGGCGCAGGAACTCCTACTTGGACAACTCCCACAACTGGTACAGTTACATCAGTAAGCGGCACAGGATCAGTAAACGGCATCACGCTGACAGGCACAGTTACTTCTAGCGGAAGTCTTACACTAGGCGGCACTTTAGGAAGCATTGCAAACAGCCAGCTTACTAATAGTTCTATTACTTTTGGCTCTACTGCTGCTGCTTTAGGAACTACGGTTAGCGCATTTAATGGCGTGTCTATTGGCGCAACCACTCGTTCTACTGGTGACTTTACTAGCATTAGTGGAAATACTATTACTAGCACAACCCCAGTATTAAGTTTTAATGCAACTAATACTATTGCATCTTTTGGAACAACGACAGCTAGTTCATACAACCAGCTAATTATTCAAAATAAATCAGGAACTGCTGGTGCGTCTACAAACTATGTAATTTCTAATGATATAGGCACAGACTCAACTTATTATGGTGAGTTTGGCATGAATTCATCAGTATTTAGTGCATCTACGCCTAGTGACTTTTTTAGTATTAATAATGGTGTTTACTTCTCAGGTCACGATGGCGATATAACTGTCGGCTCTGGTAACGGATATAAAACTTATCTAGCTTGGGGTACAACAGGACAATCAGCTCACGTTATTAATGCTTCAGGTGCTATTGGTTTATCTACAAACTTGGGAACAACCCCAGCACTTAGCGGTACAACTGGATTTGGAACAAGCGGTCAAGTATTGACTTCAGGCGGTAGTTCAGCAGCTCCTACATGGACTACGATTACGTCAGGTATCACCATTACTGACGATACAACGACTAATGCAACACGTTATTTAACCTTTACAAGCGCAACTAGCGGTTCAATTACAGGTGAGAATACCTCATCTACAAAATTGCAATTTAACCCTTCTACAGGCGTTATAACTTCTGCATTTAGTGGCGCACATAATGGTACTGTAGGTGCAACAACACCAAGCACAGGCGCATTTACAACATTATCTGCATCTTCTACTGTTTCAGGTTCAGGATTTAGCACTTATTTGGCTTCTCCCCCTGCGATTGGTGGAACAACTCCTGCTGCTGGTACTTTTACTGTAGCTAAAGCAACAGAATACACAGAAACTAAAGCTACTCTTTCTAGTGGTGCTATTGATTTATCCACAGGCAATTACTTTACTTACACAGTATCAGGCGCAACTTCATTTACAGTTAGCAATGGTGCATCTAGCGGTACAGTAAATTCATTTATCCTTGACCTTACTAATGGTGGTTCAGCCACAATTACTTGGATTTCAGGAACTAAATGGGCTGGCGGTACTGCTCCTACACTAACTTCTTCAGGTCGTGATGTATTAGGATTCTTTACAGAAGATGGCGGTACTACTTGGAATGGTTTTGTTCTAGGAAAGGCAATGGCCTAATGCCAGTTCGTGACCTATTGATGTCTGCTGGTGGTGCTGGGACTACACCACTTTATGTAGATGATGTATTTTCTACTTATTGTTATATAGCAAATGGCGGAACACAAACTATTACCAATAACATTGACCTTACAAAAGGTGGAATGGTTTGGGTAAAAGATAGAACTTCAGCAACTTACAACAATTTAGCAGATACTGTTCAAGGAATTTCTAAAAAATTGCAATCTAGCAGAACTAATGCTCAACAAAGTTCGCCTGGTTATGGAATAACAAATTTTGGTTCTTCTGGTTTTACAGTAGTTGATGATTCTGTGGGTGATTATTCATATAACGGCCCAACAAACGATGCTTTTGTTTCTTGGACATTCCGTAAAGCACCTAAGTTTTTTGATATTGTTCAATATACAGGCACAGGTTCAGCTCATGCAATTAATCATAGTTTAGGCTCAACACCTGGCTGTATTATTGTTAAAGATACAAGCAATGCAAATGCTTGGTCTGTATATCACAAAGGTTTAAATGGAGGAACTACTCCAGAGCAATATTATGCAGTTTTAAATACAACTGCTGCTCAAGTAGCTAGTTCTGCCTTGTGGAATAATACAGCACCTACTTCTACTCAATTTACTGTAGGAACAGATACTACAGTAAACGCTTCTGGGCATACTTACATAGCTTATATCTTTGCTGACCAAGCTGGTGGATTTGGAGCAACAGGAACAGATAGTGCTGTTGCTTGTGGAGTAGCAACAACTGATGCAAGTGGTAATTTAAATCCTGTTAATTTAGGATGGGAGCCTCAATTTGTTATTTTAAAAGATACAAACAATGCTCAAGGTTGGTATATTCTTGATGTAATGCGAAGAATGTCGCAAACTGGGCTAGAGTATATGTATACAAATACTACTTCTGCTGGCACTCAAGCAAATGGTTCGCCATATTTAACTCCTACTGCAACTGGATTTTATGGCGTTCCTGGACTATTTAATAGCTCTACAAATTTAATTTACATAGCAATCCGCAGACCTAATAAACCACCTACTACTGGTACTAGTGTTTATTATCCTACTGCAGTAACCCCTACGGCTGGCATTAATATACCTACAGGATTTGTTACTGATTTAATTGTTTCAGTTGAAAATAATCAAACATCTCAATCAGGCATTTATTGGGATGATAGACTTCGAGGTTCACAACAAACTGCTTCATATTTTTTACAAACAGCAGGTCCTTCTGGTGGGGCTATAACAGAAGGAACAAACACAACAGGTATGAATTTAGCCAATAATACTGGCTACAATGATTATTTGATGAAAGGTGTTGGCATATCAGATGCCACAACTTATTGGAACTTTAAAAGAAGTCCTACATTTTTTGATGAAGTTTGTTATGCAGGAAATGGAACAGCAGGAACTACAATTAATCATAATTTAACTGTTGCTCCTGAAATGATGATTGTTAAAGCGAGGTCAAACTCAAGTGGTTGGGCTGTATATCATAAAGGTTTAAATGGTGGAACAACTCCACAAAATTACACAATTTTATTAAATTTTGCAAATGCTCAACTTGCAACTTCTTTATATTGGAATAATACTGCACCAACATCTTCTGTTTTTACAGTTGGTAACGGAAGTTATGTAAATGCTTCTACAATTACTTATGTAGCTTATTTATTTGCTACTTGCGCTGGAGTATCTAAAGTAGGCTCATTTACTGGAACTGGCGGAACACAGTCTATAGCTTGTGGATTTGGTTCTGGTGGTGCAAGGTTTATTTTAATTAAGCGTACAGATTCTTCTGGTAGTTGGTATGTGTTTGATTCTGCAAACGGCTTAACAAGCTCATCCAGCCCATATTTACAATGGAACGGAACAAGTGGGCAAACCACAGGATACAACGGAATTTATGCTTCATCTGGTGGTTTTACTTTAGATTCAACTGCTTCTGCTACTGTCAATATTAGTGGTGGAAGTTATATTTTCTTGGCTGTGGCTTAAAGGACAAATTATGGCAATCTTTATTAATACACAAACATTAGCGTATCCAGTTACGCAAGAGCAAATCCAAGCTGAATATCCTAATACTAGCTTTCCTACACCTTTTGTAGCGCCAGCACCTTATGAGCCTGTATTTGATAGTCCACAGCCTAGCTATGACCCTGCAACACAATATGTTCAGCAAATAGCACCTACATTAACAGATGGTCAGTATTATCAAGCGTGGGAAATATTAACTTTAAGCCCTGAACAACAAGCTCAATATATTGCTCAATTACAAGCTCAGACCTCTGCCACAGCGCAACAATTATTATCCGCTACAGATTGGACAGCTATTGCAAGCGTAGCTGACCCTGCTTTATCTAACCCATATTTAAGCAATCAAGCAGAGTTTTTAACTTATCGCAGTCAAGTTCGTGCTATTGGGGTAAATCCTCCAACAACTCAGCCAGTTTTTCCAAAACAGCCTACACCTGTTTGGCAAACTGTAACAATTAAACCAGCGGCTTAATATGAATTGGAAAATTACTGATATTACTGTTAAAGATGGTGCGTTGATTGCAGCGCATTATTTTGCGTTTTTGTCTGACGATCAAAACACAGTAGAAACTCAGGGCGAATGGACATTTTTAGAGCCTCGTAACAAAGTACCATTTAATGAGCTAGAGGAACGCTTTGTTGTTCAATGGATTGAAGAAGAAGCTAGTAAAGATGGCTCAAATATCATAAAATCTAACCTAGAACAGCAACTGAAAGCATTAAACAGCGAAAAAAGCAGTTTGCCGTGGGTTAAACCAACCTTTAAACCAAATATAGGACTATAACCATGTCATCTACTATTAACGCTTCTTCTGCTGGTATTGTTGAAACAGCCGATTCTAGCGGTACTCTACAATTACAAACAGGCGGTCAATCTGCACTTTATATTGACGCATCGCAAAATATCACTATTCCTAAAAACTTAACAGTTCAAGGAACTTTGACATTTTCAGGCGGTGGCGGTGGTGCGGTTACTACTGTTTCAGGTGGTTCTACAGGTTTAACCCCTAGCACACCAGCTTCAGGAAACGTAGTTTTAGGTGGCACATTGCTATATTCAAGCGGTGGCACAGGGCTTACTTCTACAGGTTCTTCAGGTAATTTATTGGTATCTACGGGTTCTGGTTGGGCTTCACAAACCCCAGCAACTACTGGACTAATGACTTTAGCTGGAACTCAAACAAACTCTGCAACAAATACATTTAGTGGAACTAATACCTTTAGTAGTGCCATTAATGCACCAGCTATTAATAGCTCAGGTAGCACCTTATCTTTTGATATTGGCACAACTCAATACGTTACTATCAACACTATTCCTATTTTGTTTCCAAATACAGACAACCTAGTAAATCTTGGATCAAGTGGAAATCGTTGGACACAAGTGTTTGCAGTAAACGGAACAATTAATACTTCTGATGCAAATGAAAAACAACAAGTTGCGCCTTTAACTGCTGCTGAATTAGCTGTGTCTAAAGCATTAAAAGGTTTAATCGTAACATTTAAGTTTAATGATGCAGTTGCCAAAAAAGGCGCAAACGCCCGTATTCATACTGGTGTTATTGCCCAACAAGTAGAAGCAGCTTTTACAGCTCAAGGTTTAGATGCAAATAAATATGGTTTGTTCTGTTCTGATACTTGGTATCAGGTAAATGGTAAAAACTATGATGAAAATGGTCAGCCCTATACCGCAACATCTCCAAATGCCGTAGCGGTTACTCGTTTGGGCGTTCGTTACGAAGAATTGCTTGCCTTTATTATTGCTGGGTTGTAATCATGGCTAAAGCCCTAGACATTATTAGTCGTGCTTTAAAAGATATTGGCGCATTAGAGGCAGGAGAAACTCCATCTGCTGATGCGGTTCAAGATGCTTTTGATATGCTCAATGATATGGTTGGGCAATGGTCTAATGAAGATATGATGGTTTTCTACAAAAATGAAATCATCTTTCCAATTACAGCAGGACAAACTCAATATACTATTGGCCCAGGTGGTCAAATCGGTTGTAGTTTTGTAGGCTCAATCTCAGGTAATGTTTTAACAATTACTTCTATCAATTCTGGCGGTATTTCGATTGGTCAAACAATCACAGGATTGGGCGTGGCAGCAGGCACTAAGATTGTTCAGTTTGTAACGGGTGCTGGTGGCAACGTAAACGAAGCAGGAACATATTTAGTCAATATTCCACAAAGTTTATCTAGTCTTACATTTACTGGTTATTATCAACGCCCATTAACGATTAATTCCGCTTTTGTGCGTATTAATACAAACTCTAATGGAATCCCAATCAACAATGGTGGCTTAGATTATCCAGTTTCTATTTTGAACGTAGAAGATTATGAAATGATTGGTTTAAAGACTTTAAATGGCCCGTGGCCAAAAGCTCTTTACTATCAGCCAACAGAAACATTGGGTAACATTTTTGTATGGCCTAACCCATCTCAGGGCGAAATGCACATCTTTGCTGACAATATTTTCAGCGAATTTACGACTATCTATGATGACATTAATCTACCACAAGGCTACACAATGGCTCTAAGATGGTGTTTGGCAGAGCGTTTAATGCCTATGTATGGCAAAGCATCTCAGACCCAAATTACGATGATTAATGCGTATGCAGCGCAGGCTAAAGCTACAGTTAAACGCACCAATATGCGCCCAGTTCAATCGGCTCGTTTTGCAGATGCTATGTTAGCTTCACGCCAACGTGATGCGGGCTGGATTTTGTCGGGAGGGTTCTTCCGTTAAGGTTAGATCCTAAGTGGTGGTATAATTATCCCATGAACTTTTACATCTACCAACATCGCAAAACAGATACCAACGAAATATTCTATGTTGGCAAAGGCAAAGGCACACGCTTAAATCAAAGCAAAGGGCGTAATCAATATTGGCATCGAGTGGTTGCAAAACATGGTTTTGTTGCTGAAAAGATTGCAGATCATTTAAATGAAGAATTAGCTTTTCTTGCCGAAATGGAATGTATTGATATTTATCGCAGACGTGGTATTCAATTAGTTAACCATACTAATGGCGGTGAAGGTGTATCTGGTTATAAACATACAGCAAAACATTTGGCAAAATTAAAAGGCAATGGATTTGGTCAGGCAACATGGGGCATGACATTTAAAGGTAAAAAACATACCGAAGAATCCCGTAAAAAAATGTCAAATGCTCGAATTGGCAATACAAATAAAGCTGGAACTACATTGTCAGAAGAATCAAAAGCTAAAATAAGTGTTGCAATGAAAGGAAAAATTGTATTAAAAAAACGATCCCTTTCTTCTGAACAAGTTTTAGAAATCCGTCAACGTGTTGGTTATAGAAATATTGCTATGCTTGCTAGAGAATATGGGGTTGGAGAGTCCACCATTCGTAGAATTCGTGATGGTAAAGCTTATAAGGATGTAATCTAATGGCAGATTTTGGTTTTGTTGGGGCTAGTTACGAAGCGCCATCTTTGTATCAAGACAGCCAAGAGTGTATCAATTGGCGGCCTGAGATTGATCCATCTAAAGCTCAAGGTTCAAGAGGCGTTGTTGCTTTATATCCTACTCCTGGTCTTACTTCAATTGTAGCGTTATCAGCGCAATCCCCTGTTAGGGGAATGAGAACATTAGCTGGTGGAACATACATGGTCGCAGTTTGCGGTCAGTATGTCTATGCAATGGATTCTTCTTATGTGCCTTATGTAATCGGTATTTTAAATAGCGGTACAGGTCAAGTAGGCATTACTGATAACGGTATTAACGTTTATATTGTTGACGGAACTTATCGTTATACATGGCGCATATCAACTCCTGATGCTTGTTCATTTACAGGCACAATTTCAGGAACTACTCTAACTGTTTCTCAAGTCAGAGAAGGAACAATTAAAGTAGGTCAATCTTTATATGGCGTAGGAATAGGTTTAGAAACGGTTATTACTAGCTTTGGTTCAGGATCAGGCGGTGTAGGCACATATAACATTAATACTTCATACACCATATCAACAGCCCAGCTTTTAAACACTAATGGCGGTGGAGCAATCTTTACAGGTTCTATTGGGACAACGTCTTTGACTGTTACAGCCGTAACAAGTGGTGTTTTATACCCAGGTCAAACAATCGTAGGCACAGGGGTTACCCCTAATACTATTATTACCGCTTTAGGCTCTGGCACAGTATTAAGTCAAACCATTACAAGCGGTGGTACAAACTACGCTTTAAATGACCTTATAACGGTTTTGGGCGGTGTTTATGGCAGTAGCCCAGCTACATACAAAGTAACAGCAATAACTACAGGTGGCGTGGTTTCAGGGCTTTCTATGACGTTTGCTGGTGCTTATACATCTGTTCCTTTAAATCCTGCATCTACAAGTACAAATGGTGCTGGCACAGGGTTAACCCTAACGCTTACAACAGGCACAGGCACAGGCAATACAGGTAACTATCTTATTAATTTTAGTCAAACTGTTTCGTCTGAAACAATGTATGCCGTTCAGTTTTCAGTATTACCTAGCTCTGACGGTGCTTTTGCTGGTGGAACAACTGTAGATACAGTAGATAATTACTTTGTTTATAACGATCCTAATACTCAACAATGGGCAGCTTCTAATCTTCTTAGCCCAATTACTTATGGTTTAAGTTATGCAAGCAAGTTTACTGGGCCTGATAATTTAGTATCTTTAATTACAGATCATGGTCAAGTCTATTTATTAGGCGAAACAACTTCAGAAGTATGGTCTGATGTAGGTACATTTCCATTCCCATTTCAAAGAATCCCAGGATCATCAAGTCAACATGGAATAGCCGCTAAGTTTTCGATGGCTCGTTTAGGCAATTCTTTTGCTTATTTAGCTAAAAACAATCGTGGGCAATCAGAAGTTGTAATGATGAACGGCTATTTTCCACAAAGAATATCAACTCATGCTGTAGAAAACACCTTAGTCAACCAATATGTTGAAGATGCTGTAGCTTATACCTATCAGCTTGAAGGTCACGAAGTCTATGTGCTTTCATTCCCTACAATTGATTTAACATGGGCTTATGACGTTACTACACAACTCTGGCACAAATGGTTATATGTCGATACAAACAATATCTATCATCGTCATCGTTCTAACTGCGCTACTGTATTTAATGATTCCGTATTAGTTGGCGATTGGGAAAATGGTCATATTTACCAATTAGACCCTACAAACTATACTGATAATGGTGATGAAATCCGCAGATTGCGTAGAGCACCTCATTTAGTTACAGACTTACAACGTCAGTATTTTGATGAGTTTCAGATTCAATTTCAACCTGGTGTCGGTTTATCAGGCGTAGCCCCTAGTTCTGGTAATAGCTCAATTGCTACAACTACAGGAACACCTGCTCCTATTTATGTAAATACATCAACAAATACATATCAGCCATCGCCTTATACAATAACGGCAGGAACAACAGTAACCGTTGCTTATGGCAATACATTGACTGTTTACCCACCAACTCCAGGTCAAACAACTTACGTTCAATCGCCTTATATTATTAGCCCAGGAAGCATTATTTCAGTTACACCTAATAATGTATTAATTGTTCAACCAGGCAGCGTAGTAGTGCCTTTTGACACTACCAATCCACAAGCTATGCTACGTTGGTCAAATGATGGTGGCTCAACTTGGAGTAATGAACATTGGACAGGCATTGGCAGAATTGGTAAATATACTAATCGTGCAATGTGGCGCAGACTTGGCTGGTCAAGGGATCGTATTTTTGAAGTAGTGGTTACTGATCCTGTTAAAGCAGTAATCGTATCTGCCAATCTTAAAGCATCAAGTGGGGAAAACTAATGGCTAATGATATTTGGGGATCAACTCAGGGTAATCCCTATCCTGTAACCCCTTTAGTTGACGATCAGACAAAAATGCCTACAAGGGCATGGCAACAATGGTTTTTAAACTTATTAAACTTTAGTTCTGCTACTAACGCTACTAAAGGTACAGGTACTTTGCCTAGTAATCCGCAAGGTTTTATTAACATTACCGTACAGGGTAAACCTTATAAAGTGCCTTATTACAATGTTTGATATTGCTAATTCAATCATCCCTACGCAAGAACAGATATTAAAACTTCAATCTGAAATGCTTGGCATGGATCAAGTTGAGCTTCCTACAGAACATTATTTTTCTGGCGGAATGTATTGCAGAAAGTTAACTAGGCCAGCAGGAACGCTAATTGTTGGTAAAGTTCATTTAAAAGATCACTTTTTTATGTGCGTTATGGGAGAAATTATTGCTTGGAGTGAAAATGGGATGATAAAACTGACTCCAGGCGATATAATTGAAAGCAAATCTGGCACAAAAAGAGTGACTTTTGCTTTGTCTGATGCTATAGGAATTACTATTCATAAAACAGATAAAACTGATTTAGATGAAATAGAAGCAGAATTGATTGAACCTGATGAACTTGCTTTATTTGATTCAAGTAATAAATTGAAAAAAATTGTTATTGAAAGCCAAAAAATGGCTTTGGAAGGTAAATTATGAGTTGGGTAGCCGTAGCAGTAGTAGGTGGAACATTAGTCGGTGGGTATATGGCTGGACAAGGAGCGCAAAACGCTGCTAATACACAAGCTAATGCTGCTTCAGCACAACAAGCTAATTTATTGGCTGCTGGACAAAACGCATCTAAACAATTTGACCCTTATTCAGCACAAGGAACTACTGCATTATCTAATCTTGCTTCTAATAACGCTTATTTTAATAATCAATTTAATAATCAAGATTTAAATGCTAATCTTGCGCCTAATTATGCTTTTCAGCTACAACAAGGGCAATTAGGAAATCAACAGACTAATAATGCTACAGGCGGCATAGTTGGCGGTAATGCTCAAAAAGCCTTACAAGATTACACTCAAAATTACGCTGGCACGGCTTATCAAAACGCATTTAATAACTATCAAACTCAACGTGGCAATATTAATGCTATGAATATGAGTGGGGCGCAATTAGGACTTGCTGGTGCTACTGGTTCTGCAAACGCTCAACTTGGAACAGCTACAAACGTGGCAAATCTTGGTATTGGTTCTGCAAACGCTACTGCTGCTAGTCAAATTGCACAAGGTAATATTTATGGTGGCGTAGCCAATACAGCAGGAAATATGGCTGGTTATTCAATGTTAAATAGTATGAATAATCCTCAAACACAATTAACTGCTGGTGGATATGGTTCTAATGCTGTAAGTAATTTTACAAATAATCAATCTACCAATCCTAATTCATCATCATTTATTGGGCCAGTACCAGCATAAGGAATAAATATGGCAATCGGCACAAGCGGACTTTCAGTACCATCAATAGGTCAAACTATTGATCCTAGTATTTATGGAAATAAAGAAGCTCCTAAAGGCATGAGTTTAAGCGACATAGTTGAACTTAGTCGTAGCTCTACTGCATTGCAAAAAGAAAAGGCTTTATTAGAACCGCAAATTCGTGCTGGTAAAGCGGCAGCAGAAACAGCAGAAACAAGCGCAGCTAAAGCTAAATTAGGCTTATCTACAGATTTTGCTGACAAAATGCGCCAAAATCAAATTTCATTAATTAATGATCCGTTAATTGTGCAAGCAGAAAAAGACCCACAATTTGCAGCAGCAAACAAAGACAAGATTGCTAAATTAGTTGAAAGACAAGCTAAAGCTGCTACAGAATTAGGATTAGACCCAACAAAAGCAGCAGAACTTAATGCTCCTTATCTTGAAGCAGTAAATCAAACAAATGGTCAAGGATTAAGACAGTTTCTTAAAACTCGTATGCTTGCTGGTTTAGATACACAAGCACAAACAGCATTGCAACAACCATCAACAAACGCTTTAGGTCAAACTGTTATTACAAATCCAATACAAGAAACAAGAAAAACTCTTGGAGAATCAAATCCAACAACACCAGGAGTTGCAAACTTTAATCAATATCAGCAAGATTTAACTAATCGTGTTGCAGGTGCTACTCAAGTTGAAATGCGAATAAATGAAGCTGAAAACTTAATGAAAGAGTTTAAGCCTGGTGCTGGTTCAAGAACTTATGTAGATATTGCTCAAAAATTACAAGCTGTAGGCGCACCACAATCTTTAGTTGATTCAGTTGCCAAAGGCGATTTATCTGCTGCACAATCTTTAAATAAATTTATTGCTCAAACTGTAACTGCTAACATTGGTCAAATGCAAGGCAATCCAACGGCTAATATGATGAACGATTATCTTAAAAATAATCCTGATATTAGTAGTGATCCAAGAGCATTGCAACGTTTCTTTGAGTTTGGTCATAAGCAAAATGCTATTCCTATTGAAGAACAACAATTTTTGCTTGAAAAAGCTAAAAAAGGAAATTTAAACCCTGATACTCATGTTGCAGAATCACAACAACATATTTTAGAAAAGTTTGCTCAAAAACAAAATACTGTTACAGGAAAAGAACGTGGCAATGCAACTTATGGAAAATATAAAGGCCATGATGTAGTAAGCCATGATGGTGGTAAAACTTGGGAATATAAATAATGGATAATTTATATGCTTCTCTTGAGCAGAAATATGATTTGCCAGAAGGTGCATTATCCGCTATTGTTGGTGCTGAAAAAAGTGGCGATACAGCAGTAAGTCCAAAAGGTGCTAAAGGTCGCTTTCAGTTTATGCCAGCAACTGCTGATGCTTATGGAGTTGACACTTCTGATCCAATTAGCTCTGCCAAAGGTGCAGCGCAATATTTAGCAGATTTAAAAAATCAATATGGCAGTTGGAAAGCTGCTGTTGCTCATTACAATGGTGGCACAAAAGCTGCTAAAGCTGTTTTAGCTGGAAATGAACCTTCAGCTACTGAAACTCAAAATTATCTTAAAAATGTTGGATCAAAAATGACTATTGATCCATCTCAAGTTGAACCTTTAGGATCAGTTAAAGTTTCAGGATATGAACCTATAAATCCTTCTGAAGTGCAAATTTCTGAACCTATTAAAACAGAAGAAGTTACTAAAGATTTGCCTGAAAACCTTAAGGGATTAAGCAAGTCTGAGTTATTTCTTAAAGGTTTAAAGTCTTCTGGCGAAACTACTATGACTGGAATAGGTCAAGCATTAGACCCATTAGCTCAACAGCTAGAAAAAGCATTTCCAAAAGTTTCAAAAGCAGCAGAAAAATTAGGATTGCCTTCCGCTAAAGAAGTTGCCGCTAATCGTGAAGCTGAAATTCTTGCACAAAGAGAAACTAATAAACCTTTATTAAAAACAACTCCAGGAATGTTAGGTAATGTTGCTGGAGAAATTGGTCAAGCTATTGCATTACCAGGTGGTACTATTGGGAAAGCAGCGTTAACTGGTGCTACTATGGGCGCAGTTCAACCTACATTACCAGAGGAAAGCAAAGCATTTAATATTGCTTCGGGAGCTGCTTTAGGCGGTGCTGGTCAAGGTGCTGTAAACGCAATTGGTAGAATTGCACAACCTATTGTTAAAAATTTAAGCGAAATTGGTCAAAAATCAGTTCAAGTTCTTAAAGATGCAGGTGTTCCATTAGATGCTGCACAAGCAACTGGTTCAAAAGTTATGCAATTTGCAAAACGAATTACTTCAGACAATCCATTTACTGGTGCTGAAAATCAAGCATTTTCTCATGTTCAAAATAATGCTTATACAAAAGCAATATCAAAAACAATGGGTGAAGATGCTGAACATATTACGCCAGAAATTATTCAAAATGCCAAAACACGTTTAGGTGAAAATTACGATCAATTATTTGAACGTAATGGTGTTCGAGTAACTAGAAATTTTTCCAATGAATTGTCTGATTTAAAAAATGAAGCAGAAAGAATATTACCAAAAGGTGAACACGCTGTAACTAATATTGTTAATGATATTATTGATAAATCTAAAGCCAATATGGGACATTTAGAAGGAAAACAATATCAAGCATTTAAACGTCAATTAGACGCTTTGGAAAAACAAGGTGGTTTATCTGCTCATTATGCTGGTGAATTAAAAGACAAATTATTAGAAGGTTTAAGCAATACAGTTCAAAAATTTGGTAAAGAAGGCGATATTGCATTATTAAAAACCACTAATAAGCAATATGGCAACATGAAAAAAATTGAAGATATTGCATTAAAAGATGCAGAAGAAGGCCATGTAAGCCCATCTTTGCTATATAACTCTTTAACAACAAAAGGCAAACGTAATGCTTTTTATCAAGATGATCCAGAATTAGCAAAATTAGCTCAAGCTGGTAAAGCCATTCTTCCAGAAAAAGGCCCTAATAGCGGTACAGCAAAACGATTAGCTGCTCAAGCCGCTATTCCTACAACATTGGCTGCTTATGATTATGCAAAAGAAGGTGATATTGGAAAAGCATTAGGCGTGGGAGCAAGTGCGTATTTAATTCCTAAAGCGTTGCAAACTGGTTTACACAATCCAGCCTTTGCTAGATATTTAGAAAAAGGCGTTGGAAATACGGCAATTCGTAATTTATTACAAACACCATCAAAAATGGGCGCAGGAAAGATTCCATTAGCTTCATTTGAATCTTATTTGCAACAAGTACAAAAAGAAAAAGGCACTCAATAATGGCAACAGTAAATCTATCACCAGTAGGTAATGGAACTACATTTTTTGGTTCTACTGGACTACCTCTAAGCGGTGGTCTAATCTACACTTATCAAGCTGGCTCATCTACGCCATTAGCTACCTATAGTGACAATGGTGGCTCAATTCCTAATACAAACCCTATTGTTTTAAATTCAGCAGGGCAAACCCCTAGTGAAGTTTGGATGATTGCTGGCTATTCGTACAAAATGCAAATTCAAACGTCTGCTGGCGTTATTGTTCAAACATTAGATAATTTATATGGTATTCCTACATCATCAGGCGGTGGTGGCGGTACTTCAGTTCCTACAGGTTGCATTTTAATTTGGTCAGGTTCAGCAGGCTCAATTCCTAGTGGATTTCAGCTTTGCGATGGTACAAACGGAACTCCTGATTTACGCAATTCATTTGTATTAGGTGCAGGAAACAGTTATGTAGTAGGTCAAACAGGTGGTTCAGCAGATGCAGTTTTAGCAAGCCATACCCATACTGCTACTTCTGTTGTTACAGACCCTGGACATTTACATACAACATCGCAAGGTGGATTTTTAACCCCTAATGGGGGCACAGGTTCTTATTCTGGTGGCGGTTCAGGTTCAAGCATAACAAATACAAATACTGCCGTTACAGGCATTACTGTAGCTACAACTAACGCTGCATCAGGTGTTAGCCCTACAGGTGGTAATTTGCCACCTTATTACGCACTTTGCTACATTTATAAGACTTAATATGATTGACATTGATCCAGTTAAAGTTGGGGTAATGTGGCAAAAAGTTGAGGCTATGGAAAAAGAAATGTCTGAAATTCGCCAAGACGTCAAAATTCTTTTGGCTATGGCAGAACGCTCTAAAGGATCGCTTTGGGCATTAATGGGAGTAGCATCAGTAGTTGGTGGATTTATTACTATTTTTGTTGATTTATTTTTGAATAAAAAATGAACGAAATCATTACCCATATTCTGACAGGTAAAGATAATAAAACCCATGACATTGCTCGTTGGGCGTGGATGTTGGGTTTTGTAGTTGTTGCAGGCGCAGCAATCTATTTAATCCACTCAGGACACGAAATTAGTCTTACTGAGCTTGCTGGTGCTTTGGGCATCGTATCAGGCTCAGGAGCTGCTGCGGTAGCAGGTAAACACATGGCAGGTGCAGAGCCTGATCCACAATGAATTTTATTCTTTCTCTTTTAGGCGGTTCAAGTGTCCAAATTTACATATATTTGGCTGTTTTATTCGCTGGTTTTAGTGGCGGCTTTTATGTGGAGCATTTGCGCTTTGTTGATTTCCAAGATGGAGTCAAGATTGTTGCAGAAAAACAGATTGCTGAAAATAAAGCAAAAGAGAAAGAACAAGAATTAATAAATAGAGGAGTAACAGATGCGTACAACGCTAATCTTAGTAATGTTCACAATTTTTATCACGGGATGCTCAACAACACCAATAGCGGTGCAATGTCCACCAATGGCACAGCCACCATCACAATTAATGGCGAAACCCATAACCTTTTACTTGTTGCCGAGCAATGCGCCGACACGACAACCCAATTAATAGCCCTTCAAGGCTGGATTAACGAACAAGCAGGATTAGATGCAAAATAACTTTGATAAATGCCTTGATTTAGTTCTTAAATCAGAAGGTGGCTATGTTAATAATAGCCAAGACCCAGGTGGAGTTACTAATTTAGGAGTAACTCAAAGAGTTCTTGAAGAATGGCTAGGTCATCCTGTAGATGACAAAATTATGCGTAATCTTACAGTTGATCAAGTATCAGGACTTTATAAGGCTAAGTATTGGATGGCTTGCTACGCACCACAACTGCCTATAGGCGTTGATTATTGCTTATTTGATGCAGCAGTCAACATGGGGCCTGGAAGGGCTGTAAAGCTCTTACAAGAAGCCATACAATGTATGCCTGATGGCACTATTGGCCCAAGAACTATGCAACTTTTAGATCAAAAAAAGCCAGAAGATATTGTAGATGCGTTTAGTCAGCGTAAAATTAACTTTTATGAAAGCCTTAAAACATTCCCTGTATTTGGAAAAGGTTGGATCAAACGAGTTGAAGATGTAAAATTTAACGCATTAAATATGATTGGAGAAGCAAATGGCATTTGAAATTAAAGAACATAAGCAAAAATCTACAAAAACAGGTCATTATGTTAAAGACTCTGAGCATCGCACAGAAGATCGTGTAGATCGCTTAGAAAAGAAGCTAGACAAACATATTGCTTTGCCTATGGAGAAAGCTCACCATCCACATCAAGCAAGCCAAAAAGAAGCTCCTTTGCCTAATATGAGGAAGTATTAAAATAAGTCTGTTAATTCAGCTATTTTAAATAATTTGATGGGGCAGTCGTAAAATAACTCCCCTTTAGCAACATATTTGTTAGGAACTTCAATTAATGGGCAATTCTCTAAAGAGCTTACTTTTGCCCAATAAGCACGATGTAAGTCGTGAGTTAAAGCAAAAAATAGAACAGGCAGATTGCCTAGAGTTAGCTTGTCTTTACGTTGCGCTTTGTGAATACTACCAAATTGATCAAAACCTTCTTGTCGAACTTCTACCTCAAGCGCACCAACTGGAACACCTGATCGATAAACGATTAGATCAACTCCATACTTATTAGGGTTATCTTTACACTCTACGCCCCATTTCATCTGTACCCAATCGGATACAGCTTTACGAGCAGGCGCATCATACTTATCGTGTAAATATTGACTAAATGGTTTCAATGTCTAAGTGCAATTACTAAAACTATAAAACAAAGTATAAAAATATAGGCCACATTGCACCAGTATTCAAAACGCAGTTTATAAGGATCGCCAATCATCCATTTTTGAAGCTCTAACATATCTGGGTCGTGTTCTATATAACGTGGTTTAAGTGGGTTTTCGTCATACCTAGAACTAATTAAGACTTTGCCGTTATTTAGAAAATCAATCATTTTCCTTGTGCCTTTTTTAGTATTGCTCTAGCAAAATCAATTAACTCAGTATCTTCCACGATGTAATCTGCTTCAAAACCAAACTTAGTAAATTTATCGTGAACTATTTTTAAAATATCCCTATCGCTAATTGTTAGTGTCTTTGCTGGATGGGTATAGAGTGGAATCCATGTGCCTTCAAGATGGTCAATCACCTGTAAATTAATTAACTTTGGCTTGCGGTCTTCCAACCCTAGCAACATCCACGCTACTGGTTCATTGTTCATTTGCTTTTGCCTTTTCTAGTTGATGCACTCGGCTCATTGTCTGTGTAGCCAAGTTGTGCATATCTTTGTACTTACGCTTCCATTCTTCTATATCAAGTGCTTGCTGTTTAACAATGCTTTCTGCAAGCCCAAATTGGCGCAACATATTGGCGGCTTTACCAACTAAATGCTCAGATGTATAGGGTTTTTGTCTAGATTTATCTAATTCATCAGCTAGTTCATTTGCGTTCATTCTTGTGCCTTTCCAATCCAACTATCAACAATATCAAGTGATTGTTTGGTTAAATACAATTTGTCTTTCAATGACTCTATTTCAGCTTGTTGCTGGCGTAGCATGGTGGCTATTTCTTCTCTAGTTACGAGCTTATACCAGCTATCTACTTCTAATAAATCAGCTAGTTCATTTGCGTTCATTTCTTTTTATTGTCCATGTCCATGTTTAACAGAGCAACCATGCTTTTATCTAAACGCTCAGAGATATTGACACAAACATCTTTACAAAGCCAAAGAGTGCCACTTTCTGTATTTTCTGTAAGTTTTTCAGCAACTAACTCTAAAACATTGCCTAAACAGCTTATTTGATTAGCGATTTTTTCAAGCTCGCCAGCTTCATCCCATAAGCTCATTTTTGATCCCTTGCTGGAGTTGTCCAAAGCTGCTCAATATGTTCTGTAGCACCCATCTTTACAAGTTCACTTTTATAAAAGTGTCGTGCAACGTAATCTGCTCGTATAAACTTGCTTTCTTTACGTTTACTAGGGCCTACAAACACACCAGGTAACTCATAATGAGGTATATACATTACATTGCCTAACTTATAGCATTTGTAATTAGCCCTATCAGGCACGTCAAATTCAGTATCCAAAACCATAATTTCTTCCTTCTTGAGCGTTGTATTCATATCCAAAAGCATAGAACAATGGCGAATTAGCAATCATTATTAGTTTACGTTTTGCTTCTAAAGTTTTACCCCTGCGTTCTAGTAATAAAGTAATCTGCGCTCTATTTTTGAACATTTCCCTATTTTTAAGGGTTTCCATCATTCGGATAGTAAATTCAGATTTGTTAATCATATTACATACCCTGTCCGTAAATAATTAACACCAAAAATAACAATTGCAATAACCAGACCCATAAGGCCACCTAATGCTAATTCTATTAAAGTTGCTTTCATATTTCCCCAAAAATTAAAAAAGTCAGGTCAAAGTCTTTTTAGTCTGAAATCTCTAAGAGCCATAGAGCTGAATAGTGTCGTTGACCTGATGTATGTAATTTAGTACAGAATTTGAATAAAAATCTTGATCT